GCAACCGGGACACTATCGCTCCGAGTCCACCTAACAATACGAGTACATAATGTCAGCACAAGTAGCCATTACCCAACTACCCGCCGCCGGTGCAATTACAGGTACTGAGGCGGTCCCGATTGTTCAGAATGGTGTAACGGTTCAGACGACGACCGGCGCGATCTCTGCGTCACCCTCGCAGAATCAGACGTTTCTGACGAAGAATCAGGAGACCACGCTCCCGAATAGTCGTTACCTATCTACTAACACAGGTTTAACGCTGACTGATGGTGGTGCTCAATCTTTTTACCGCATCGCGCTCGATGGCGCGGCCGCGAGCTTAAACGCGGCGGCGGGCGGCATTATAGTCAAAGACAGTGCGAACACGGTTATTAACCGTTCAATCGCTGTATCCGGTAGCGGATTGGGCGTTTCTAACGCCGATGGTACTGGCGGGAACCCCACTTTAGCATTAACTGGCATCGCGGCATCCATTGCGGCACTGTCCGGCACGGGAATGCTCGCGCTTACTGGTGGTGGCACTTCGATATCGGGCCGTACGCTGGCCGGGACTGCGAATCAAATCAGCATTGCAAACGCTGACGGCGCGGCGAGTGCTCCAGTGTTTAGTATCGCGAGCGACCCGGTATTACCCGGCACGGGAGGCGTTGTCCTCCCTAAAGGTACAAGTGCACAGCAACCAGTGGGTGTCGCTGGGCAATTCAGATTCAACACGGACACCCAGACTTTCGACGGATTTGCTTCAGGTAGCTGGAACCAATTCTCGCTGGTTGGCGGTGTAACTTCATTCACCGGTGGCTCTACCGGTCTGACGCCATCTTCGCCTACTGGTGGTCCGGTCACGCTTGGTGGCACTGTAAACGTCGCGAGCGGTGGTACGGGCGCGAATTCCTTAACTGGATACGTTAAGGGCGCGGGTACTTCGCCAATGACGGCCTCGGCTACCGTACCGACCACGGACTTGTCCGGGACAATCACCAACGCTCAACTCGCTAACAACTCGCTAACGCTCAACGGGACCACGGTAGCACTCGGTGGTACTGCAACGATTTCGGCTGTCACGACCAGCGCACTAACATTTGGCACTGGATTCAGTGCTGGATCTTTCAACGGTTCAGCGGCAACGACAATTAACCTTGCGAACACTGCTGTAACGGCTGGATCTTACGGCTCCGCAAGCAACACGCTCACCGCTACCGTGAACGCTCAAGGCCAGTTGACTGCACTCGCGGCAACGCCTATCGCGATTGCCAACACTCAAGTGTCCGGCCTTGGGACGATGTCCACGCAGAATGCGACTGCTGTCGCGATCACGGGCGGGACGATCAACGGGACAACAGTAGGGGCTTCGACTCCTGCGGCGGGTACGTTCACCGCTCTAACGACGACGACTGGCACAGTTTCGACTACGCCGACCGCCGCAACAGACATTGCCAACAAGAGCTACGTAGACGGACTGGTCACTCAAGGTATCTCGTACCACGAGCCTGTTTACGTTGAGTCTCCCAATACTGTTGGCAATCTAAACGCTACGTACAACAACGGAGCCTCTGGTGTAGGTGCTACGTTGACCAATGCTGGTGCGCAGGTTGCGCTGACTATTGACGGTGTTCTGACGACCGTCGGCATGCGTGTATTGATTTACAACCAGACTAACCAGACTCAGAACGGCGTGTACACGGTCACGGTCGTGGGCACTGTATCTACAAACTGGGTGCTCACTCGCGCTACTGATGCGAACACCTACGGTATTCGTGACCCCAACGCTTTGGGCTACAACGACGCTTTCTTCGTGCAGGCGGGTAGCACCGGTGCTGGCGAGACGTACGTCTGTACAACGACCGGTGTCATCGTATTTGGTACGACAGCGATCACGTTTGCTCAAATTAGCTCTGCACAAGTCTACACTGCGGGTACTGGCTTAACGCTGACTGGTGTACAATTTAGCATCACCAACACTGGTGTTGCCGCCGCATCTTACGGTATTGCATCAAGCGTTCCAACTTTGGCGATCAACGCTCAAGGTCAGATCACTAGCGCGAGCAACACATCAATCGCAATAAATGCAAACCAGATCACATCTGGTGCTGTGACAAATGCTCAGTTGGCGAACAGCGCTGTAACGGTAAACGGCACATCCATCGCTTTGGGTGCGTCTGGAACAATCACTGCCGCCAATCCTAATGCCTTGACAATAGGCACAGGGTTGACAGGAACGAGCTATGACGGCTCCGCGCCTATCACCATAGCCTTGGGTACGTCTGGTGTCGTTGCGGCTACCTACGGCTCTGCATCACAGGTTCCTGTGTTCGCCGTCGATACCTACGGTCGCGTGACTTCGGTCACCAACACAGCGATTGCGATTGCCGCTGGTGCTGTATCGGGTCTTGCACCTTCAGCGACTACCGACACTACTAACGCCGCCAACATTACCTCTGGAACGCTCCCAGCGGCTCGTCTAAGCGGTTCTTACACTGGTATCACTGGTGTCGGTACGCTCACTGCTGGGACATGGAACGGCTCGACTATTGGTACTTTATACGGCGGTACAGGGTTAACTGCTACTCCGTCTAACGGTCAATTAGCTATCGGTAACGGTTCAGGCTACTCTTTAGCAACTTTGACCGCTGGTACGAACGTCAGTATCTCCAACACTGCTGGTGGCATCACAATCTCTGCAACCCCTGCCGCTGGTGGTACGGTGCAAAGCGTGGATGTGTCTGGTGGTACGACTGGACTGACCACGAGCGGAGGCCCTGTCACCGTAACGGGCACAATCACCCTTGCTGGCACATTGAATGTCGCAAACGGTGGTACAGGTGCAACCACGCTGTCTGGTTACTTGTTCGGTAACGGCACATCAGCGGTTACGGCTTCCACGACAATCCCTAACACGGCAATCACTGGACTCGGCACAATGTCAACACAAAGTGCTGGCGCAGTAGCTATAACTGGTGGGACAATTAACGGCACATCGATTGGTGCGACAACCACATCAACAGGCGCATTTACAACATTGAATGCCACGACTGGCATTTTCGGAGGTACATTCTAATGGCGGCGACTAACTTCACACCAATTTCGCTGTACTACAGCACGACGGCTTCTGCTGTTCCTACTTCTGGTAACTTAGTCGCTGGTGAGTTGGCGCTAAATACGTTAGACGAAAAGCTGTACTTTAAAAACAGCGCAGGCACTGTCAAGTTGTTGGCATCTAATGCTGGTGCTTCGGGATCTGTAACGAGTGTTAGCGGCACAGGCACTGTTAACGGCTTGACCTTAACTGGTACGGTCACAACGTCAGGTAGTTTGACATTGGGCGGAACTTTAAGTGGTACAGCGTCTATCAATATCAATGGTACTGTGGGTGCTACGACCCCTACTACTGGTGCGTTTACGACTGTTACAGCAAGCAGTAATATCAGTGCGGATAATGCTTTCTTTAGCGGGAATGTAACATTACCGTTGACTGGCAAGTTAAACTTCAATGGTGCTACGGCGACAGACTACATGGTTGGCCCTACTAACGGGCTTATTGATTCGTACATAGCGTCAAGCCGAATACTGCGTCTCTCTTCCAGTGGTCTTACAGTGACTGGAAATGTCGTAAGCAACGGCTACACGATGAGCTTTAACACGGGTTATTGGAATCAAGACGGGTACTTGTCAAACTACTCGTCGACCAATGGTGTGTATTTAAATGGTAATTCCGCTGGCTGGGCTAGCATGTCGGGTGACGGCTCTAATGTTACTTTTTTTAGAGCCTATGGTTCGACCAATGGAACCCCAAATGTACTCACGATGAACACGGCGGGTTCAGAAAAAGTTAGGGTTGCGGCGGATGGTAATGTTGGGATTGGGACAACTTCGCCAGCCACTTATTCGAATCAAACCACACTTACCATTAATGGTTCGAATTATGGTCGTATTGATTTAAGGGCTGGTGAAGTACTCTTTGGCTCAATATTTGGTGGTGGTGACGGTCTTAACCTTGATGGCGGTACTAAACCAGTAATCATATATGCTGGATCTGGTGAGAAAGTAAGAGTCTTGGGGTCAGGTGCTGTGTCTTTTGGTTCATCAGGTACAGCCTACGGCATAGCAGGTCAAGTGTTAACATCAGCAGGTTCAGGTTCGTCACCTACTTGGGCGGCGGCAGGTGGTGGTTCACAAGCATTCGTCGCCTTTGGTTCAACTGGCGGTCTTTAATTTTACTTAGGAGAAATAAATGGCACAAACAATCGTAGCTCAACGAGGGTCAGCATCTGTCACGTGTGATGGTACAACAGCAGTTACTCTTTTCACACAAAGTTCTGGGATAGCAACTCGGGTGATTTTAAATTCAGTTACTTTCAGAGATGGGTCTACGGGCAACAGTCCACGAATGAGCTTGATGATCAATGTAAATGGCTCTGGCAATCAAACAGCTGTTGCTCTTGTGTCCGTACCAACTGGAATTTCTTCATCTGGAATAACGATGTTTCCGGGAGGCAACCCCATGCCTCTTACTAACATAACCGCCAATCCGCAAACTTACATTGATCGCTGGTTTATAGTGAACACAGAAGCTAGCATAAACATAGGCCAAAACATATCCAATACCCGTTGGAATTACGCTGGGCCAAACGGTTCAACTATGACCAGTACTGCTGGCGCATTCGAAAGTGTTCCAAGTCAATTTTGGATGAATAATGGTGACGTTTTGTTAGCACGTTGCCATACAGGAGCTGGCAGTGTCGGCACTATTGTATATAGCTTCACCACCATTACAGAATCTTAATTGGAGAAACCATGTTTGTAATTGTCTACCACAAAACCACAAAAAAGCTCGTTCACTATCGTCACGATATGTGCGTTCCACAAGTTCATACCGCTCAGTTCTGGTTCGACATATTTCTCGATGACAACGAAGTGGGTGACGAGAATTATACGTTTGCTGAAGTTACATTTACTAAAGCATTGAACGCTATTGTAATTGGTAACCATATCTACAATGAAGCCACAGGTCAAGTAGAAGCTGATCCGAACTACGTCGCGCCAACACCTCCAGCACTCGAGACAGAGGAGCCAACAGCATGATTTTGCAATTACCAATTGAAACAGCAAACCAGATCATTGGTTATTTGGGCACACGCCCCTACCAAGAAGTCTTCCAACTGATCCAAGCGATGCAGGACGCCGCAAAGCCTCCTGAGATGCCCGAAGCTCCTAAGGCTGATGATGGAATCAATGGAGACTAAATTGTCGGTGCACGAAGCGATTTGTGCACAGCGTTACGAGCGGATCAATGAATCGCTCGATAGCGGCAAAAAGCGGATGAAGACAATCGAGATATTGCTCTACATCACTATTGCCGCAGTGCTTCTCGGACCGGGCGTTGCCGCCGAATTCGTGAAGAAGTTACTGGGGTTCTAAGTGGAACTCGAGTATTACACCAAAGTGATAGGCGCGGTGACCGCGTCTACTGCAATGATTGGTGGCGGATACACACTAGCCGACAAGTTCGGCGTATTTCACAAAGATATTCTCAAGTGGGCACCAGAACACTTTCAAATATCGGATGCGCCCGCCAATGGTGAGTTTAAGGTCGTAGTGGCTCGTCAGAAGCTCAGAGATAACTGCGAAGTTACAGCGTTCAAGCTGGAGGTGCGGGACTCCGAGTTGGTCGTACACCCAGCGAAGCCTAGTATTGCGACGTTTTCAGGCCCAGCCAGCGACACAGTGGACAAGTTCGGATACAAGTTTAAGCTTGACACCACTGCACAAGTGACTCCCGGCGTTGCCACTCTGATGGCTCACATTAAATACAAGTGCCCCGAAGGTGAAGTAATTGTCAATTACCCCGCGCATAAAAACCTGATGTTTACGATAAAGGAATCCAATGCTTGACATCCTATCCGGGGGCTTACTCGGCTCCATATTCGGCGGTGTGTTCCGCTTGGCCCCCGAGGTGTTGAAGTTCTTCGACAAAAAGAACGAACGGATGCACGAACTTAACATGTTCGCCCGTCAGTGCGAGCTGGAACAGCTTCGGGGTCAGCAAAAGCTCGCCGAGATCGGGGCACAGCGCGAAGCGGCAGTGGACGTTGGAGTGATGGACGCCTTTAACAACGCCATCATCCAGCAAGCCGAGATGGTCAAGGCCGCTGGCGGTTGGGTGGCGGGGCTTTCGGCATCCGTCCGACCCCTAGTAACCTACTGGATCCTATTCGTCTGGTCCTTCATCCACATCTGGTTCGCATGGAACGCTTGGCTCGCTGGCGCTCCAGCTGTAGAGGTGTTCAGGACTATGATGACCCCCGACTTCTCCGCTTTGCTGTCCGGCACCATTAACTACTGGTTTCTCGACCGCACTCTGAAGCAACGTGGGATATGAACCTAGAGCTTGCCGCCGAGCTTTGTCGCCGGTACGAGGGCTACCGGGCTAAGCCTTACCTCTGCCCGGCTGGGGTGGCTACGATCGGGTACGGTTCCACCTACTACGCCGACAAGCGTAAGGTGACGCTCGAAGACCCCCCGATGGACGAACCTACGGCACGGGAGCTACTAATGATTGAGCTTGAGCACACCTACCTTCCGGGGGTCCTCCGGAATTGCCCGGGGCTGATCACGGACGTGCGCAAATGCAACGCGATCGTAGACTTTTGTTACAACCTAGGCGTCGGGCGACTGCAAACTTCGACGCTTAAGCGCAAGGTGAACGCCGGAGACTGGGAAGGTGCGAAAGAGCAGTTGATGCTGTGGACCCGGGGCGGCGGCAAGGTGTTGCCGGGGTTACTCAAGAGGCGCACCTCCGAGTGTGCTTTGCTGGATTGACCAGATGTTAAAGACGTGGTATAATTTCGTCCAACGTAGCCATTCGTGTGAAGGACTTCTATGACTGCCGCGTCGGTGATGACCTACGACTCTCTTGTTGAAAATATTCAGTCATATCTAAACCGTACTGACACTGCTACTCTCGACAAGATCCCTCTCTTCATCATGCTCGCTGAGCAGGTGATTGCGTCTCGAATCAAATTCCTCGGTAATCTAACCGTTAACACCAGTAGCATGGTAATAGGTACGGCGGTGATCGCGAAGCCCACCCGGTGGCACAAGACAGTATCGATGAATATTACAATAGCGGGTGAGCGTCGGCCGGTGCTCTTGCGTAAGTACGAGTACCTCCGTAATTATTCGCCGGACCCCACAGCCACCGGCATCCCCGAGTATTACGCGGATTACGACTACACGAATTGGCTCGTGGCTCCCACACCCGCCGCCGCCTATGCGTTCGAGGTGTTGTACTACGAGCGGGTCCAACCACTGGATTCAAGCAACCAAACCAACTGGTTCACGATCTACGCTCCACAGGCATTGCTTTACGGTTCGCTCCTGCAAGCGATGCCATTTCTGAAGAACGACGAGCGTATCCCAATGTGGCAGTCGCAGTACGACGCGATTATGGGAACGCTGGCCGAGGAGGATAAACTCCGCATTGCCGACCGTCAAGCGATTGCGGTGGATGCATGAGCTACGTTAGCCCATTCACCGGTGACGTCATTCAGCCGACGGACGTAAGCTTCCGCGCTGTCACGCTAACTACCAACACCCAGCTTAATTGGCCGTCGAACAGCACGACAAACGCTGATTACGCCGCTCGAATCATGCAAGTGACGGCCAGTACAGCTGGTCTTAGCCTGTTTATGCCACCCGCGAACCAGACTTCGGTGGGCAATGACGCACTCATTCGTAATATCGGCGCGAACACATTTACCGTCAAGGATTACGAGGGCACCAATACCATTGTGTCGGTAGCGGCGGGTGAATCAAAATACATATACATTACCACCAACGCTAACACTCAAGGCACTTGGGGCAACATCGCATTCGGTACTGGGACGTCCTCGGCTGACGCCGCGACACTCGCTGGTTATGGACTGATCGCCAGTGGTGCGACGTTGAATCAAAGCCACCCAAGCGCGGCGATCACTACGGGGACCACATTTGCCGCAACGGACCGCGCACAGACCCGAGTGTTCGGTGGTGGCTCCGGAGTCGCGACGCTTCCAGCCGCCGCGACATTAGGCAATAACTGGTTTACGCTCTTCAAGAACAATGGCACTGGGTCTTTTACGATCTCCTGTACTGGCGCGGAACTAATTGACGGCAACAGCACCAAGACGTTCAACCCGACCGAGTCTGCATTTATCGTATGCACGGGAACGGCGTACGTCACGGTGGGTTATGGCGTCAGCTCGCAATTCACATTTACCGCGCTCACCAAGAATGTAACCGGCGGTTCGGTGCTACTCACTAACAACGAAGCGGCTAATAACATTCAAGAGTACGTTGGTACTTTAATTAGCAATGTGACGGTAACATTCCCGCCCATCGTTAACTTGTACGTCATCTCCAATCAAGTCACTGCCGGTGGGTTCACATTCACGGTCACAACCGGCCTTGGGTTCTCAGCTACCATCCCTCCGGGACAGCAAGCCACATTGATTTGCGACGGTGTAAACTTCCTAAACGCTAACACGACTCAAGCCGGTGCGTCTACAGTCAGTCTGCTCGACGGCAGTGTAGGCACCCCATCACTGAACTTCGCGGCAGAAACGAGTACGGGTATTTACCGTCCTGCGGCTGGCGAATTGGGTATCTCCGTTCTCGGTACTAAGCGCGTCGGGGTGACTGCCACTGGAGTCGCTGTCACTGGAGCTGTCGCGGCATCCGGAGCCGTTTCCGGGACTACCGGCACATTTCCCACCGGTATTGCTGGAGGGACGTTCACATGACCAAAAAGGTCTTCGCCCTCGATACTAAACCCGGCGTTCAGCGCGATGGTACGGTATTCGACAAGCAATATTACAATTCGGGTCGTTGGGTTCGCTTTCAACGTGGCCGTCCACGCAAGGTCGGTGGGTATCGCGAAATCGTGAACGACTTGGCGGGACCGTCGCGCGGCATCTACCTGAATCCACAGCAGAATTTTAACAACGTCTTCAGCGGATATTCCGGCGGCTTGCAATTACTGCCGATCAACAATTCAGGCATCGGGTCCGGCATCACAGACATGACTCTCTCCGGGTTCACGGCGAACGCGAACAATTTGTGGCAATTTGATACATTCTACGATGTGAGCGGATCGGGCAACAACTTGCTCCTCGCACACCCCGGGCAGAATCTTGTATTGATCGATAATAACGTCAACACTAGTGTGTTGGGCGGAGATATCACTGGGACTAGTCTAGCCCCCATCGGCGTATTCACACAAGTTGCGGCGACGATCACGTCGGGATCGCCAAATATTACCCTGTCCACTGCGAATGTCTTGATTGGTGCTGGCCAATCGGTGTCCGGCACTGGTATCCCCTCGGGAGCCACTGTAGTGTCGATATCCACGACCGCATTGGTGATTTCCGCTCCTGCTACTGCTAACGGATCGTCGATTACATTAACATTCGACAACAACGTTTCGGTGTCCGGGGGTGTTGTCACGCTCCACCCTTATGTGTTCGTATACGGCAATGACGGCTTGATTCGTAACTGCTCGGCGGGCAATGCAAACGATTGGGTGTCGGCTGATGCAAATGAAGTGTCTGTCGCCACCGGCAAGATCGTGCAGGGACTCCCAGTACGTGGTGGTTCAAACGCTCCGTCCGGCCTCTTTTGGAGCTTGGACTCGCTAATTCGGGTGTCTTACATTGGTGGTGCTGGTACTCCCCCACAATTCTGGCGTTACGACTTGATTTCGAGCCAGTCCTCGATTCTCTCCTCGCAGTCTGTTATCGAGTACGACGGCGTGTATTATTGGTGTGGTGTTGACCGATTCTTACTCTACAATGGTGTGGTGAAAGAAATTCCAAACACGTTCAACCAGAATTACTTCTTCGACAATCTGAACTACGACGCTCGCGAGAAGGTGTGGGTGACCAAGGTCCCACGTTTTGGCGAGATTTGGTGGTTCTACCCCCGTGGTACTGCGACTGAATGCACCGATGCGGTCATTTACAATGTGCGTGAGAACTGCTGGTACGACGCTGGTGAAGCTGTTGGAGCACAAAGATCGGCC